TTGGTCTTGCTCTTTACACCAAAACAGTCGGGATACCACCCAATACAACGACAGAAGTGTGGGTGGGCGCTGGCACTGTGGCTGGACAGCTTCCTTCGGGATTTGATCCATCAGAAGGAAAAAGCATCGCAAGTGGCGGGTCGGGCAATGCGTGGGCAGAAGTAAACATTAACGAAGAAACTGGGGAGATTGTTAGCGTTGATGTTGATGGAGGGTCATCAACCCCAGATAATACCGACACTTCTTTTTACTACACCCTTGGATACTATGAGTATGATGGCAATTCCGCAACCGTGACTAACTATGGGTGTGGCAGTATTGATGTAACAGTATGTCGCAATTGGTTTGCGGCAGAAGCCCCATTTTATGGGGTAACAATGACAAGATGTGGTTGTGGCAGCGGATATTGATGTGCCATGTTTTATATTGGAAAATCCAAAAGAGGATACTCTCGCATAAATTCAAAATTTATTTGGATGTCTGACAATGATTTTGGGGCCTTCGCAAATAATCCAGAATCAATGCAAAACTACTATTTAAGCTTTTTTGATTCGGCGTCCCAAAAATACAGTTACACATTTAGAGTTTATTTAACCGCCCACGGAATTAGATCTTTTGTTGTTAACGCAATAGATGTTCCAAGCGGTATTAATATTTTGAGAGAAACAAACTCTGATCCATATTATGTAATGGCGGTAATGCGTGACAAAGAATTTAGTTGCAGGATCACCCCTAAGACAAAAAATATTCCAGAATATTTTGCCATCACAAAATATTTAACCACAATTGGGAGTCATTCAATACTTGAAGAAGTTAAAGAATTTATAGACTTCCATGATTCTGAAACAAGAGCGTTTAGTGGCTTTCAACTTGTTTAAAACCCATGGCTGGCCCACCTCCAATTAATTCAGCTTGTAATTGCTGTAGCAAACCACCCTCCCCCGTCATTGGGCTTCAGTATGTTTCTGCAACCCAGTTTTGCAACAGCACAAGCTGCGGTGAAACCCCATGCACAAGCACCGATGCAGTTTATGACGAGAATGGTAATTGCATCGGGGCCGCCATAACCTGCTCACCTAACTGGGCGGATCTTACAAGAGCCGAAAAGTGTGCGGCCAAGCGTTATCTAACCATAACTACAGAAGATTTGAGTGGCGGCGGCACCCATGGACGCACTCAGGTTCGACAATACACACCAGACGATGATGGTAATTGTACCCTAGAGATTACTTGCTCTGGCGGTTACACTGAGACTACCACGCAGGAAGGAAGCCTCTCTAATAACTTTGGTTGCGAAGAAGGGGATTTTAGCGTGATCGAGGAAGGAAGTATGGACAGCACTGTCGTTGACACTTTTGTTTACAACGAGGATTGCACCAAGGAGAATACCGATACAACTTGTAATGGTTCATCAGACTCTACTTTAACTTTCACGCCCTGTCCCGAAACTGGTTACACTGACATTATAACTTTCGTTTGTAACAGTAATTTTAACGGGTGTTCTTGGGATGGACAAACCACGCTTAATGGTGAGAATTATGAAACCACTAATGGGCCCTGCGTAAACCCAGACCCAGCCCTAACGACTGTAACGCTAAACCCTCCCCCATCTTGCAAGATCACAACCACATACACGGGGCAAAATTCCCAAGGCGTTTGCAGTCCGAAGGAGTTCCCATCATTTCCTGATTACGAGAGCGAGTATACCGTTGCTCCTGTTGTTATTTGCTCCAATGACGAAGGGTACGTCCCTCCTGATCCTCCAGAATTGGAAGGGGGTCAGTTTTATTTTCAATGGGCATACAAGTTTGTTAATCCTAATAACCCGCAAGTCAAAAGTGAGCAGCGGGCAAAGTTTCGGGTCAGGCACGGACCAAGTGGGACCTGTTACTTAAAAGTGTGGTTTCGGAAAGTTATTCAAAAATACAAATACGAAGACTGCGAAACTGGATTCGGCGGAGACCCCACATGGGAGGGCGGGACGGCTCCAGCAACGATAGACTGTAGAGAAACAGTGCTTAGTTTTCCATGTTATAACCGTTGGTCAACGGATGGAAAGCCAACTTTTCAAGACTACGGAACTTACGAATGGCGTGGCAACGGATATCCTTGCTACAAAAACGACGATAAACTGCCATTTCATTGCAGTAATACAATAGAGGGCCCAGAGAAAGAGTTGACCGCTGGAGAAAACGAAGAAATCAGGATAAAATATAAATTTAGTTTCGTTGAAGGATACGAGCCGAATTGGCCTGATGGCGATGGGAGTCTTACTGGAGGCGTGGGGTCGTATGACGGCTCTCAAGGATGTAAGCCCAACGGATTTCCCATACCTGATCCTGAGGACTGCCTGCCCTAAAATCCAACCTAGCCCAATCCATAACCATGTTTCCTCAACTACCTCCACCAATAGCCAATTGCCGCCGACAAAAGTGCGGAGACTGTAACTGCGACCTCGACTTCGGGGACCCATGTGCTTCCTGCCCCATGAAAAGGTGGGGGCCAGAAATGTGTGAATTTCCGCCTGAAGAAGAGACCAAGCAACAGGAGCCTCAACCCAACTCGGAGTTCCCGAATGTTCGCCAGATGGCGTCGAATCTTGCTTCGGCGGTTAGGTCGGAGATAAAGTCGAAGCTCACTGGACAAGTTCCAATAGATCCCGAGGAGATTGCAAGTCGCCTCGCAATCTGCGAGGGGTGTGAGTTCTTTCACAAACCATCCAAAAGATGCAAAAAGTGCGGATGTTTTTTAAAGTGGAAAACCGCATGGCGCAGTCAGTCCTGCCCTATTGGCAAGTGGTAAGCTTGGGCCTGACAAAGCTCAGAATCCTTGCGGGACCGCCGTCTTTCTTGATTCTCTTCTTATCGCAGTCAAACTTGCCCTCCCGAATCATGTTGTAGATGCGGGAGTTGGATAGTCCAGTCACGCTCATTACCTGATCCACAGACCTCCATCCTTCGGCGTTCATCGCCTCAATGGTGGTTTGGGTGTTGTCGATTGCGAAAGACTCCCAGACGCTGTCCCAAGATGGGACTACAATTTGAGCATTGGGGCTTTTTGTTCTTTTAGTTGTGCTATTATGGGTTGCCATGTGTAGGTTCCTTTATTGACTGTGAAGATGACAAATCCGTAGTCCACGATCCCCGTGCATCGGCGGGCTCCGTAGCGACTCCCAAATCCCTGAAGAGCGGGTGTGGTCATGGCAAGCCAGTCTGGCCCACCTGAATAATTGTGGTAATGCACATGGCTACGAATGAAGATATCCGCCCTTGGCTGCATCTCCCGTTCTGCCCACATGATATTCCAAAGGCGGTCTCTGGCTACGGCAGCATGGCGTCCATGGGGAATGCTGCTAGATCCTGCTGGATGGTGTTTGAGGTCGAAAACAACATCTTCAACGTCCACCCATTCATGCTCTCCGATTTTTGCGTCCACCCTTTGGGCGATGTTGTTCTCCCAGTCCTCATCATTTCCAGTGTGGTAGGGGGTGCCCCTAGTAATAACGATCTTGCAATTCTTTGCTTTCGGGATTTCTCGGATCAACTTTACCGCCATATCACACTGCTCCTCCATGTCGGTGGTTATAAGCTCCGTTCCGCCGCTTTTCTGCCCCTTGCCGTCCACCAGATCCCCATTGATGAAAATGATATCGTAGGGGCCATTACGCGCAATCTGGAGGCTATACCAGTTGTAGTAAGCTCGATTGGCTGTCACCCATTCGGCCCGCTCCTTGACTGGTTGCTCTGGGAGGTAGCCCTTGGGCGTTAGGCCAACCTTGTGGCCACAATGGAAGTCCGATAGGACTGCTATTTTTTTCATAAATAGGTTAGTTAAAGTTGACGCCGCGCTCTGCCCTAGCATCCAGCAAGATCTTGCGAATGTCTTCCACAGTCTCTCCATGCCATTCGGGATGGGAGGCGTATTTAAGGTGGTTGCGGAGTTCTTGGTCTAAACCGTCCAAGACAGCCCACATATCAGCAGCCCTGTTTGCCATATCGAATTCGGTCTGCTCTTCGGGCAAGTCGAAGGTTAATGTGCCTTTGGCCATAGATGGTGGTTTCGGGGTTAGCCGTCTTTGAGGATCTTCTTTAAATCTCCGTCATCCAAATCGTCATCGTCCTCATCTTCGTCCTGCCCATAGAGGATGTCATGGATGTTGGAAACAATGCCCTCGATAGCATAGTCATTGCCGAATTTAAGGAAGGCATTCTTGGTCTCGGTGCCGTCTTGGAATGTGGCAACCACAAATCCCGAATCAAAGTATTCAACAAGTTCTGAACAAAGCTTGTCCAGCACCTCTTGCAACCGCTTGTCATGGACGGCCATACTATTCGATTTGTTCTCGGCAGTTCTTGCATGTCTTGATTACTCCGACATGGTGAACTTGGATTCGTTCAATCTTTTCTGAGCCGCAATAGGGGCAGGTTTTGGGTTCGGGCTTTTTGTAGACCTTCTTCTTTTTATCTTTCATGCCTTTGTCGATGGATTGATTCTGATGTAATTCCTTACCAATGAGGGCGTTCTGGTTTTGAGCCACACCCCATCACCAGAGGTTGAATCCCGCAATCCTGCTGGCCCAGTATTCCCCTCTACGCACTGAAATTTTCCACTGGGCAACACCTTGGTTACGATCCCGATATGGGAGAAGTCAAACACTACCAGATCTCCAACTTGAGGCTTGGCTTTACGGGAGAGAACCTTGGTTGTTGCGGGGCGGTCTTGAGCCCATGAGATGTATCCAAACGCAGCAGCGGTCTTTGGCCTCCATTGTTCGGGCGTCAGGGTCTTTAGCCCCAGCCATCCCGTGTTCTCCTTATCCTTTAGCCACTCGCGGATTATCCACCCCGTGAACGCCGCACACCATGGCCAAGAAGCAGGCTTTAGCTCTGTTGCTGTTTGATATTTCCGAATTTCAGGCCCGTTGTTATTACCGCCAGCCTCTTTAACCCCCACCTGACTCAGGGCAATCTTAGCCAAGTTCTCCAAGGCTTTGCTCTTGTTTGGCATGTTACCACCCACACATACGCCTACCAATGTCCCAATTCCTAAAAATCCGCTCCTCCTCTGACTCCGAAGTTGACGGAAGTCTTTCCTTCATTGCTCCGCTTGACTTTGGCTGTGAATTTGAGGGAACCGAATAAACGGACAAGGAAACCTCTGCGATCTTCTTGGGGCGAGGCTGGGACGAGGATTGCTTTGAGTACTTCATGGGAAAGTCTTAGCGTCTTTTCTTGCGGCTTGCACATGCGGGTCTGCGGGATTTAGCCGCCCTCTTTTTGACCGCAATGGCTCTGCGGACTTCGGTATAGGTGAGCGGTCCAGCCACCCCGTCCTCATCCGTATTGACCAAGGCTTGGATCTGTTTGACGCCCCTGACGTTCACTTCGTTTGTAACGTAGTTAACAACAGAGATGAGCAAGGCCACAATGAAGCCAGTGAGACTGACCTGATCGACGGACTCGGCCAACTTGGGGTCAACCATGGCTAGGCGGGACACGATAGTCGCCACAGCCACAGCAATGAGGGGGGTAAGAATACCACCCATCTTGGATACCAGAAATGCTAGGATCTTGTCTCTCATTACAGGGAAAGTTTATACCGTTGGACGGCGGATTCAACCGTAAAACGAATCAGGGATTCGGAGGCTGCATACCCCATCTTTTTAGCTTCGGCGGTTAGCTTTCTGACAGCGGCCTCGCGCTTTTGGGGGCTGGTTTTACCAGAGAATGCCAAGTCCTCGACAATCTCAAGGGCAATTGGAAGGAGCGCCGAAACTGAAGAGGTTAGAAGTTCTTTGAGGATCGGAGCATAGAAGTTCCAAATTTTGGCAGGAACACCAGCCAGTTTTGCGAAGAATGATTTCATAGGAATAAGGCTAGATCAGTATCCCTTGGATTGCAAGAAATCTTCGATTCTTTTTGTACGCTCATCAATTCGGGCCAAGGTCTCGCTTCGGACATTGGCATCTTTTTGGATGAGTTCAATTGTTGCATCTTGCTTGGCATCATTATTTTGTATGTGCCTCATCTGCTCTGGTAAAACAATCCACCCATTGAGCGCCGAAAACAGAGTGACCATTAAGGCAACGCCAGCAATCAACTCGCTCATGGTGAGTTTGACTCCACGCTCCATTCCCCTGCCTCTTGGAATATCTTCAATACTCATGGTTCTAATCCGTTGGAGTTGTTGTAAAGAGAGCTTATTTCAGATTCATTTAGCTCTCTTTGCCAAATGCCAACGGCATCTATTTTGCCATTCATTGCAAATAAGATGTCACTTGTATCAAGGTTTCCAATATTTAAAAAAGGAACGTTGCCATAGGTTTGAGTTGATGCGCTTTCTTGTATTTTTACCCCATTTCTCCACACCGCAATTTGACTTGAAGAGTTTCTGGTTGCAACAAAGTGATTCCATGAGCCTGCTGTAAAGAAGTCTTCAACAGAAAAGTCTTCAACGGAAGAATTATTAATATCTAACCGCCCACCTAAAGATCCATGAATATTAAGAGTTTCGGCATTATTACAGCCGACAAGAGAAAAGTAATTTTTAATTGTTGTGACATTATACCATAAGGAAATTGTATAAGGGGAATTTGAATCAAAAGAACTGGAAAAAGAGCCTAATATTAAACCTCCTGCCGTGCCATCAAATTGAGCGCAATTTCCAATCTTGCCCGACGAAAACGTAACGCCATCATTTGTTAATGTGTTTCCATTGCCGCTAGAATCTGTTTCATCGCCCAGTTTCCAAAAGGCCAGAAGACCATTGCTGGGAAAGGCTGGGTTAATTCCCCCAATAATGGAAGCAACTTGATAGCGCCAAGGCCAGTCAATATATGTGGCTAGGTTTGCGGGGTTGGCCGTGTCTCCGCGATAGGCGGCGGCAATATGACCCAAAGCCTGTTTTTCTACCCAGTCGATTGTACCAAAGCTCGATCCCGAAACCGCATCATAGATGTCTTTCCATGCGTATTGTTTCGGAAGTCCGATATACGCTGCCTCATCCTTGGTTCCACCAGCAGCTACGGCAATCTTGGCCCAGAGATAGCGTTCTGGAAGATCGTAGTAGTCTGCAATAGATCCAGACCCCAGTTCATTAACCAGCCACTGGGCAAGCATGTACCTTCGGGGCAAATCTGCCACCGAAGCAAAAGTAGCATCTAAAGTTGGAAGGGCCATAGTCTATGGAACCCTAACAGATTAAGCCATGCCCATGATTCGCTCGCCCATTCCGCGCATAGGAGCAGTGGCTTCCATTTCAGTGGTGGCCTCTTCCTCCATGGTGTCGGCCTCATCTTCGGCTTCTTCAGCCGCAATCTCGACGCCAGCAATCATGGTGGGAACTAGGGAGTCTCCTTCAAGGCGAACGGTAAAAAGTTCTTCAAAGGAATCGCCCTCAGAGATATCTTCAGGGAGACTAAAATCGGTTGGGATGGGAATTTTCATAAAAGTAATAAATAGGTTGTTATAAGAGACTGCCTTAAAGCCCGAAACAAGTCAAGCCGCATCCTTGAAATACTCTGGGAAATATTCTCGTTCGGCCTTCTCGCGGGCGGCTACAGCATTTTCTAGTTCTGCAAAAAATCCAATGCGTTTAGGCTTCCCGTCAATTGTAATAGTGGCCAGCCACCCACCCTTGTGTTTTGTAACTCCCGTTTTACCAGACGAGTTGTTACTGCCCGTCCGCCGCAATGTCCTTGGAACGGCCCTCTGTGGCTCTATTTCTGTGTTCTGGGGCAAGGATGAGTTCTCGCGGGCATACTCGCCATAGTGGGATTTTACGGCCTGATCCCGCACATAAATGGCCTCTTCCAATGTTTTGTATCTTCCAAGCGATTTCCGCTTTCTGTCTATATTGATATAGACCTGATACTTCTCTCTGTCTGGACACCAGCTAATTCCCTTGTGTCCGCTGGTATTATCTGAACGCTTGGACTGGTTCATGTTGTTTTGCGATGTTGTTGCAAAACGCAAATTATCCCGACTGTTATTCAGCCCATTGCCATCAATGTGATCTACAAACTGATCACTTTTTGCATTCACAACAATTCGATGCATATAAACAATTTTCCCAAAATGGGAACTAACCGCATATGGAGCTTTTGCTTTTCCGCAAAAAATAGAACTCCATTTGTAATCTTTGATTTTGTCGAAGTCTTGTTCGTCTACGATTGCTGTGCCGTGTTTGAGTTGGATGTGTTTCTTCATAAATAGATGAGGCTGGCAGATTACTCTACCAGCCCCACCTTGTCAATATGTTTTGGTTATTTAGCTACCTAAATCATCCCAAATAGCCGTAGCCTGAACCACTACTGCAAGCCACCAGATCGTTTGCAAGATTGCAACGAAGATGGATGAAATAATAGGCCCAAGACGGATACACTTTCTTCACCGCGCAAGCCATCTTTGCCCGCCAGTAACCACTGTTTTTGTCAGGGTTACAGTTCTTATCATACTCGTTGATCCAGCGGAAATCTCCGCGATAGTTCTGAGCATCATAGACCAGCTTGCCGACTTTGAGGTTCGGGTTAGGAACAAGCCATTCCATCGCCTTCGGGTGGAAGATAACCGTGGAGGTGTACTTCGCAGCCTTGTAGGCGGGGTTGATGACGTATTTGCTCTGACCGTTGACCGAAGCGCCAGCCGAGACATACGGGGCAACTTCGACGAAGCCACCAGAACCGTTGTCGTTGAAGCGTTTCGGGAACGGACGGCTATGGAAAACATAACCACCGTAAGCCTTCTTGGGCAACAGCGAAGAGCCGTTGGCACCGAGAAGATCGTTAACGCGATCACTCCAGCGGATGTCCTCGCGGACATCGTTGTTGAGCTTGATCAGGTTTTCAATCGTGGCGCGTTCAGCGAACACGTTGAAGACAGGCGAGCCGTCATCGGAGACCGCATCACCGTCATCACCAGCGTTGTCCTGATACAGGCGATCATAAACCTCGCGCAGAACGCCAAGGGTCATAATGCTCGTAGGAGCAGCCGTACCAGTGATGGTGGCCAAATCGCCCGAAACAGTGGCAGTGCCACTGTCATCGAGGCCAGGTTCCACACTGAGAAGCGTTCCCGCTCCGCTGGCTCCGAGGAGATAATCGTTGTCATAACGCTTAGTCCACTCGACGTTGATGTTGTCGGCAAGGATCTTGATGTAGTTGTTGACATCGTCAATCGGGAATGCCGAGGTGCGAACGTCTTCCAAGCAGATCCAGTTCGACTCAACCGCCTGATGGCGCAGGTTGAACTGATTCTGGTCAAAGGCGTAGCCAACCGTCTTGACGGGAGCCAAGCAGGAATTGGTTTCACCAGAGACGCCAGTGACGCCCACATCTTCCCATCCGCTACCAACAGCAAGAGTGCGCTGAGCAATGGTGTTTTTGATGATTGCTCCCATGTGGTCGGGGAAAGCCGACTGGGAAACGAAACGGAGGTAAGGATCTTTATAGAGACCCAAACGATAGGTGCCAAGAGCGATACGTCCAGTCTCGCGCTGGAAGTTATCGTTGATGCTCTCGCACGATGTTGCAGTTTGTGCTGACATAATATTTAATTATTTCTAGTTTGTTTAATAGGGTTAGATTTGATTTCGGGATTTTGACCCCTAGATCGGTTAAGTTCTGGGCCGCGACCAGAGATTTACGGCTACAAATTTTGAAGGCTAACCCGCCAGCGAGGCATCCGCGACCAACTCGGATTTAAGTCTTGGTGGGAAACTATTACATTTCCCTAAATTTGTCAATAGAAGAATTTTAACGGAATATAGATTTTCCGAAATTCATCAAGCTGTCTGGATCTTCATCATCGTCGTTAGAGTCAACTTCGGTGGCCTTACCAAGACTCGGAGTGGCTCCAACCAGTCCTTCTAGCTGGGCCTTAAGCTCTTTAATTTCAGCATCCTTAGTCTCGCTCACTTTCTGCAACTGGGCACTATAATGGTTGATGGCGCTTTCAAGGAAGGGGACCACGGAGGCACGGGCCAATATGGCGCTACGGTCTTCGACGCTCAGACGATCCAAATTAGTTTCAGAGGCATTCTTCCTTGCGCTACGGATGTGGCTATTCCACTCATCCTGACCATCCACTTCTTGGAGGAAGTTGTGGCGGTCCTCCAAATTCGTCCATGTTTTAGCTGTGAAAGCTTTCTGGAGTCGGAGGTCGTTCTCAATAAACTCCTGTTCAGATTGGGCCTTGCGGGCATTTTCGGCTTCGGCAAGGGATTCGGCCTCATTCTGGAAACGCTGATGGTATTGAGCAAGTTCATGGTATTTGTCGGCCATCTTGACGATGGACAACTGTTCCATGCGCTTAAAGTCACTAGTCAGGTCTTCCAAGGAGTCGATGCGCTTGCGGGCATCGGGCTCACTGATAGCTTGCCAGAGTTTGGAGAAATCCGCGTCATTAGCTTCTGCAATAGCTTTCAGATCGCCCTGAAGGCCAGCCAGAGGCCGTTTGATTGCCTCGACGTATTCGGGGCTTCGCTCAAAGTTTGCCGTCTTTAGCTCGCGATTAAGCTCTGCCATGCGAGTTTTGTAACCTTCTAGTTCCTCCTGAAGGGATTTTACGGTCTCGCCCTCGTATTTGCCCACTTTCTCTTTGGTGGCCTCCAATTCGGCCTTGAGGCGATCCCGCTCTTCGCGGGCCTTTTTCATTTCGGTTTTGATCTCTTTCCAGCTTGAGACCCCCTTCTCAGAATCGTCGCCTTCAGGTTTATCAGAGATGGGCTTATCGGCAAAGTGGGGGTTTATCGGGAGATCGTCCTCCGAAGAATTTTCATTTGATTGTTCGCTGCTATCCTTGGACGAAACTTTCTTGGTAATATCTGCAACTACTTTCTCCGTCTCCTCCTTGGTTGCCTTGGTCTTGGGCTCCGCTTTAACGGGAGCTTTTTTCTCCGCCTTGGGAGCTTCCTCTTTCGGAGCTTCAGCGGCGGGCTTGGGCTCTTCTTGCTGGGTTTCGGGTGCAGGCGTCTCACTCGGAGTGGGTTCTACAGGTTCTTGATTCTTGCCACCAAAGATGGTTCCAGCAAAGTCTGCTTCGCCCGTGAGGGCTGAGTTGAGGATATCGGCCATAATAGTATATTATTTATGTTAGTTGATTTCTTCTGAAGTTATATGGGAGAAGGGTTCTGGCAAGTCAAATTTAGGTTTATTTACCTGTCCCTGACCCAAGGTATCAATGAGATCCATAACCTCTTGACTGCCCTCATAAAAACCCGCGCTCTTAATGAACACTGGCGACAGATCAAACCCTTGGGCCACAGGACTGCTACTCCGCCTTGGGCGCACTCGCTTAGATATGAACTTAAGCCCCTTCTGCATATGGGGCATTGCCCATGTTTTAACCCACTCGCGGGCATCTTGATCCGTCCAATCCATTTGTTATACTGACTACTATACTTGGAATTTAATTCTGTCTAGTAGTTTTTTATACTCCCGCTGCCAATGGGGGGCGACCTGCGGGCCTTGCTGTTTTCTCAAGAATAGAACTGCGGGTTTTAAGATCATTAAGGGCCATCTGCTGACGAATGGTCTCCATCTTCTGCTGATGAGTTTCTTGGTTCATAATGCGTTTTTCCTGCATTTCTGCCAACTTAAGTTGCGCTTTTTGCATCTCCATTTCGGAGCGAGGATCAATCTGTTGACCTTGAGGTGCCTGCTGCATTGCAGCTTCCTGCATTTTGGTTTGTTCGGCCATAGCCCGATTGATTACCTGCTGCTCCAACTCGTCCACATAAGCAGTGACGTTTTGAAGCTGACGCTTGAGTTCATTAACTTCTTGCTTGCGGAAGCTGTTGGTTGAGAAAAGAACCAGATGCTCAGTGGTATGATCTGCGGCAGGGCGGAGGATAGCCATGGCTTGTTCGTCGGGAATTTGCTGCTGACGATGAAGCTCGATGATTTCCGCCATGAGAGGAATGTGGGCTTCGATGTGGACAGCATGATTTTGGCTGTCATGCACCATCTGCTGGATTCCATTGCGGAGATTGCCGTTTTCCAGATTAGCAATGTCGAAGTCAATCGTACGGCGTGGGCCTTTCTCGGAAACGAAGAGGTTAACCTTCTGCCAACCCACCCCAGAAATACCAGCAATAACGGAACGCAGGGTGTTTTCTTTGCCCTTCTCATCCATCAATGAATAGAGTTCCATCAACTGCTTGGATGCCATTTCGGTCATTACGGGACTTCCGTCACCCATGGCGCGGAATGCCGTAACTTTGAGGAACTGGCGCATACGCTCAACACTCACCCCACGGCGCAAACAGCGTTTACGAAACTCCAAGGCGAGGCGTCCTCCCTTGTCGTTAACGGTAAGAAGAGGACTAACCGCCCTGCGATACTGCTCAGTTAGAAGCTTGTTATACGGGGTGTAGAAAAGTTCCAGTGCTGCGGCGTTTAGCGTGGACTCTTGACGGGCCTGCTGCACCACTTCGGTGGCAGAACGGGCTTGTCCATCAGGATTTTGGCCGCGAGCGCGATAGCTACCCGTGTTGTTCTGCAACACCTGACTCATCAGGTTGTATACAGGAAGCCCCTGAGTTGCCACAGCAGGAGGTTGAAGTTGGATCGGGGTCAACCCACTAGGGATAAACGTATAAGGCCCGACCTCAATGTATTGAAAGTCTTGGATGGCTTCGGCGTCACCCTGCAACTGGATAAGTCCAGAGGTAATCGCAGCTTGGGCAGCTTGGCACAGAACCCTGTTTGAGATCTGGATCTGGTTGTAGATCTTTTGCTTTAGTCCACGGATCGTATGGAATGTGCCTTGTCCGACTCCGTAGGTAAAAATTACAAAGCATTGGTTTACGCTTCCATAACGACTGTAGCGTTCGTAGAGGAAGTCCGAAGAATCCCGACTGCCGATCAATTGGGTGAACTTGCCGTCAAACTCCTTGTTATAACCATAGACCAACTGAGCCCTGTGGTATGCCGACTCACCAGCGTAAAGATCATTCTCTTTGATTTCGCGCTCAAAGTCTTCCCAATGGGCGGTATAGTTTTTCCACTGATCCCGCTTGGTTGAAGCTTTCCAGATAGCCTGTTTTACCGCATTTAGATTCCAGCCAAGGGCTTTCGCTGCCTTGGGATTGCGGATATAATTGTAAAGTTCGCTTACGCTCATGGAGCGTTGAACAATACCCACTTCAATAGCCTCATCTGACACCTTCGTGTCACGGGCCACCTTGAAATCTTTAAGCCCACATGGCTCCCAGAAGATAGAGCGTTCATCGGGCCACATCGCAATACCCACTCCGTCACCCACAAACTCGCGGGAAAGAAGTTGCATATTGTATGCATAGTCACTCCATTCCTTGAGCATCCAATCAAACTCTTCAGAGATGATCTCAGAGTCCTCATTGGAATCCCCATCATAGGATTCCATAATGACGTTGGCGATACGGGGCACCCCGTTCTGGAGTTCGATGTACGGAGCCAAAGCGGACTCCATAATAGCATTGGCCTCTCCAAAGTTCGCATTGACCACATGCGTAAGTCCTTTGGATTTAAGTTCTTCTGCATCATATGGCGCTTCGCCGTTGACCAAGGCTTGCGCCCGTGCCCGAAGATACGCCGCATCCTCATCCTGTTCGATATACTTGTTAGCGATTGCTACAAGACTATCGGATGATTTGATGCGCTTTTTCGGGGGACTACCACTTTCAGGTAGATTTTCCAGTTCTGCGTTGCCGTTAGAAGCCATTAGGAATTAATAGATTATGGTTATTTTACAGTTAAGTCAATTGTGAACTTATTCCTCTGCAAGCGGAACCAGCACCACATCAGTGCCGTTCCACGAAAACTGACGGGATGGATTAACAACAGCGCGAGATCCAGTGTCACCAGCCGCATCAAGCGATTGATTCAGCGCCGTTGCCGTAGCCGCTTGCAACATGATCAAACCCGTCACTGATTCAGGGCCGAGGTGGTTGAGGACGGCGGTCAGGCGATCATCGGGCAGGCTCCAGACGGCGGCGTGAGCGGCGTTGAGACTCTGCACGAGAAGTTGCCCGTAGTAGGTAGTGCCGTTGGCTGCGCGGGCAATGCTGGACAGGTCTTGTTCAAGCTGGGTCTGTGGGACAAGTTGTGCGTGGATGCTTGGCGCGGTGGCGAGGATAGCGATGAGGATTATTTTTTTCATAAGTTTAGGGTCTGATTCTAGTGATTGAAATAGTAGAGCCCGCCCGAAGTTCGGTTGCGATGTTAGTTGCTGTGTTTTGCCACCAAACGAGAGTGATGGTTCCCGAGTTTGTTCCAGTTTGCAAGATGCCTTGCCCGCTGATCGCCATGTTGGTGCGGGAAAAGTTGACCGATTGCAGGGCTGAACTGTTGGCTCCAGAAGTCCAATCGTTTCCAGAGACGTTGATGGGCCGACCTTGCCGACCTATAAATTGGTCGATAAACACATTGTTTGATGGAGTAGTTTGTAAGCTCCCGTTCCATCCTGCAGCCGTGGGACATGTAATGATGAAGGAATAATAAATTAGATATGTGGAGTTGGCATTTACAGACAATGTCATATTGGTTTGACCATTGACGGCCAGAGTAGTGTCAGTGGTATTGGTGCGGAAGGAACTGTTGGTCATGGTGACAGTTTGTGTGCGGCTTGCAACAAATGATGAACCCCCTGCGCCGTCTGCGGTTAAAATGCTATTCGTTGTAGCCGCACCAGAAGAAATCGGAATGGTCACGCTGTTGGTAAATGTAAGAACATTTGTTCGTCCTGTTATGATGTTTCCGTTGGTACCTGTCACCATGTCTTTAACTTGCGCGAATCCGCTTGTCACGAATGCCAGAAGGGTCATCAGAGCCAAGGCCACGCGAGAGAGCGTTCCATCGTCGTTTATAGTTATTCGCCAGCGTGTTTCGTTTGGTGATTTCAAAATAATTCCTTTCGTATAATCCGTAACTTCGTAATCGTCTGGTTGAGCAGTCATGGCGAGCTTTCCAGTTACGTCTGGCAGGTCAAACAGCCGATTGCTCGTTGCGGTTCCTACTATAATGCTGCGCGTTCCGTTAGATCCAAGCTGAATAACACCAGTTCCAGTTGTATCAATGAATCCGCCGCCATTGCTTGTGTTGATGGATCCACCTGCACCATTTAAGCCACCACTTAGATTGATAGAACCTCCTAATTCATCACCACTATCCTGCGTGTTTATCGAGTTGCTGCGAATGTTGGCTATGCGGGTGTCGTTGCCAGCACATACCGTGTTGGCCGCACTACCTACCGTGACAGAAATCGCAGGAGTCGTTCCACCGCTGGAAACAATCGGCGCGGTTCCCGTGACCGAGGTGACGCCACCAGCCCCCGCAGGCCCCTGCGGCCCCACAGCACCCGCTGGGCCAGCAGGGCCGCGCTCAATAAGTTCAATGACCTCGACCTCTCTTTCGGTTATTTGTATAACCTCAATTGGCGTATCGATTACTTCAATGACTTCCATTAGCTTCGGGCTATCTCCTCGTAGACCTTGGCCTTACCTGTGGCAAATGCGATGAAGGTGTAGCCAAGACTTAGTTCGATTTCGTAGACATTGTCTCCCGCCGTCAGATTGGATGCCTGAGTGGCCGTCATTGTGATTTCGATAGTTCCGTCTGAACCCAGCGTAATCCCGCTTCCAGAGGTCAATGTGAGTAAACTAGCACTATCTTTGGCGCACTCCCGAATCACCATGGTGGCCCCGTAGGATGATAGATTGACGGGGACGTTGGACTTGCCCTTACAGGACTTGGTCAGATAACGAAACTTCGCCGTCCAAGTTTTTCCTTGGACGATATCAATATCTCTCTCAAGTCTCCAGTAGTTGGTCATTTATACAGAGGAACGCGAAAGCTGACATTAGTTCCATTGGTTTGTACGGTAACTTCCATCCAAGCGACATGGCTGTTGAAAGTTCCACTATTTGTCGGGGTGGAATTTGTGGCAAACACTGCCGCTTGGAAGTTAGCATTGTTGGTGTTGGTGAGGGCTGGGAGACCAAGGCCGAGGTTAGTGCGGGTGACTGCAATATTGTTAGACGCATTGGTGCCAGAAAACTGGATTGCCTCTACATAAGATATGTTGTGATAGAAATCCCATTGTCCAGTTTCGCGGATAAACTTAACAGCTTCATCAAATCTGTTGAGGGTTATTAAATTGTTAGTAGATCCAGCCTGTCTAATTACCGTGGTTGTGTTTGTGTTTCCCATGTGGATAACTGTCACTTCGTCTCCAGCAAATGTTGCGGCGTTGGTGGGGAGAATAATTGTATTGGATATGCCAGATACATTGGTAGCCAATGAATAAACATAGAGATTACGGGCATTGGTGGCATTGTTTGTTTGTGATGTGACGATTACTGTAAGGTCTTGAACCAATGTCTGAATCGGGGCCACTTGCCAGAAGTTGGTCGGGCTCACTACAGATCCATTTGTGTCAACCAATACTGGATTAGTATTAGATCCAAAGAGTGCTGTTTGAAACGTAACAGCGCTAGTATTGGTTAATCCGCTCCAAGACAATCCAATGTTAGTTCTGGCTGTGCCAGCATCGAATGCCGTATAAGCAAATCCGCTCCAACCAACAAAAGCTGGTGTTGCGGTAGAAACATTTGTCGCAACTTTTTCCACACTTCCACCAGCACCCAAGCTCAAAAGCCCATTACCTGTTCCAATGCCCTGTTCAAATTCCAAGATTATCGGCCCATTGAGATAAATTCCATTGCTTGCATTGACAGCAAACGTGCTGTTTCCTCGCGAACCCGCCGCTGTCCCTCCTTGTGGAACTCCATTAAAAAGAAAGGCACCCCAGTTAGTCATTGTTCCCATTCCACCCAACAGAACAGATCCACCAGCTTGATTTCCAAAATTTGACATGGAGTGACCAAATCCAACAGCAAGACTGTTTTCCACTGTTGAGTCTATTGTTATCTGATTTCCAAATGCCGAAGAAGCATCTGAAGCTGTGGAAGCATTGGTTATATTAATACCAACTGACAGGGCGGAAAATGCATTGTTTGTTGCTCCAAGGCCGAGGTTGGTGCGGGTGGTGGCCGCGATGCCGCTATGACCAAACTCAATGGCATCTGTTGTAATTTGAACCGTGTTTGTTGAGGAGCCAACTTCTACGGTATCCGTTGCAAATAACTGCTCAAATAGAACAACGTTGCTTACCCCTAGCCCAATCGCCGTGCGGAAATTCGTCGCATTTGTGTTGGTCAACGCAGACCAGCCAAGACCAAAGTTAGTTCTCGCTGTGGCGGCATTGGTGGCTCCCGTTCCACCACTTGAGATGGTCAAAGCGCCACTCAAATTAGTCAAATTTACTGATGAAATATTGGATGCAGGGATCTGTCCGACAATATTAGTTGCCCGCAAGTTGGTCAGGTTGACGGCATTACTGGAAGAAAGATTGGTCATCACCGAAGATGAGGCTACAAATGCCTCCGCATTGTTGGTTGCGGTTGTTCCCAATCCAAGAGCGGTTCTTGCATCAGATGCGTTTGTTGAGCCAGTTCCGCCTTGGGCAATGCTGAGTGTTCCGACAACATTCGTGGAACGGATGTTTGTGAGATTGACAGCATTACTTGAGGCCAAGTTGGAAAGTACCAAAGAAGAAGGTTGAAATGCGGATGCGGGGTTTGTGGCTGCACTACCCAAGCTCAAGGCCGTACGAAAATCGGCAGCAGAAAGTGCAGAGGCTGTATTGTCAGCGTTAAGGCGGATAAAAGTAATGGCGCTAGGGTTAGCTAGTGTAAACACACTGGACCCAACCGTGGATGCACCAATAGTTGTTAGGGCAGACGCGGGGTTGGTAGCTATGAACAAGGCGTCACCCACCGTAGTTGACCCCAGATTTGCGCGGGCATTGGCGGCATTGGTGGCCCCTGTACCACCCTGTGCAATTGTTGTTGTTCCGATATTCGTAAGAAGAATTGAGGGAATATTGGATGTCGGAATCAAACCAACAAGATTGGTTGCCTGAAGATTGGTTAGGGCACTTCCATTGTTGGAGGCCAGATTGGAAAGAGTTGCCGAAGATGGCTGAAATGCGGATGCGGGATTGGTTGCCGCACTTCCAAGGCCCAAACCAGAACGAGCATTTGAAGCATCGGCGCTCCAGAAGTTGGTCGGCTGAACCACCGCGTTGTTAGTTCCAACCAGAACATTGCGAGTTTGTGAATAACCCGAAACAACCAAGGCTGCTAAAATAATAAGAGAGAAAAGTGTTTTCATTACATTAGTCGTTTCCAAACACGATTTGTTCCAGTTTGGCTTGCATAGTCATTGGGTCTAATCACAAAAGGACTGTTTGTTGCGTCCGTTCCATTGGTCAATTGATAGATAGCAGGGATTCCACTGATTACCAAAAATATTACAATACCAACTGCGTAAGTTCCACTAATCGTATTGAGCCCGTCAAGATCTGTGGCTGCTCCACCCGTCAAGCCCGTGAGCGATGGTTCCACCCGAAGGATATTGACACTGGGTGTTGTGATCGGGGTCGAGCTAACACCAATAACACTGGACGAAGGAATGGGGATGCAAATCTTGCTCATCGGGTTACCTCTGGAGAAATGATTACGTTACCTTGAAGAATGCGGGTTGTGACGGCCCCGTTGTATAACTCAAGGTCATATACGGCCTTATCACAGACCGAGAGTGTTGCCGTGTCAGTAGCCGAAATAAATAGTCGAATAGCCCCATTGTTTGATCCGTAATTAAGCGTGATTCTACCATTACCAACCGCCGTGGACAACTCAAGAATTACCGCCTTGGATTCGGGCTTTGAGCGGATCTGCATCTTGGCCGTATATCCCGCAAGATTAACAGGTGTTGACGGTTCTCCTGTTTCATAAAACAAAGTCTGATCAAAGGTTGCCCCTTGAAAAATGCAAATATCCGCAATAGCAATGGGTAGTTCGGCCATAGAAAAAATCCAGCGTAGAGTCTACCATTGCCTTCGCAAAGTCAAGGACTGTTTGAGTTTCTTGAATGACTCAGTGTTAAGTCTTTTCTTTTCTGCTATAGCCTCACTTCCAGCCATGGCTCCGAAAACCTTGCGGGCGACAAATAGTCCTACTGCGAATGAATCGAATAAGTCGGGAGACTTTCCAATGCGCTTTTTCATGTCGGTCTTGGACTCAATAATAATCTTCCGCGTCCTTCGGGCATACTTCCTCTGGGTCATCTCCCATGCCAAATCGGATGTAATTCCCTTCAATTGCTCGCATTCTAAGAAGTAACGGGCGGCGAAACATAGCTCACTAGCCATGTTGTGGAACAATTCCTTGCCGACTTGAGGCTTGCCAGTGGCTTCGTTTCTCATGGCGTATTGGGCGCTAACGGGAAGATCCGAGGCCGCGCCAGCGAAACTGACGGCATGCCATCCCTTGAGGAGTTCTCGTTCCCCGATAGACCAGAAGATACCACCAGCCGAAGCATCCACTCCTATCCATTGGTTCGGGATTCCCAACTTGATAGATAGATCGTTAATCTGCTGGATCATTTCGTATTGAAAATCCTCCTGAGATCCCGCCCTTCGGTTGAGGACATACTGCTTTTCTACGGCAATAGCCCATTTGCCAGAGATTAACCTGCCGTATTTAAGATGGGTAAAGACAAAGCGGTCTCCGCCCTCCGTATAACTTGGATCAACTCCTGCAATATCTTTCGGGGTTCCATCCCAGATGGGTTTATCCAGCGCCCCATGGCGAGCTAGAAGGATATCCGAAACAATCGTGGAATCATCGGCATCTGCGGGAGGCCAGAAGCCCCTAAACTTGCGCCAGAACTGGGGGTTGAGTTCTCCGAGTTCTTTTTTGGCTAGGGCTACGTCATTGGGTTTAGGAAGGAATGGGTAGCGCAGCCCCTTCCCTTGCTCAAAAGCTTGCTGGTTCGGATTGTCTTTCTCTGAGTCAAAGCGAATACATATACCCTCAATACCCGCCACCCTGATTTTCCAATTGGAAGTATCCTCATCAACACTCATCCACCCCTTGATTGGCTCGCAGAACTTCCCGTGAGGATCGAATATGGATGCGGGGTTGCCCGCTCCGACTATATACAACTCTTGCGCTCCCTTAAATCCCCAGATTGCTTGGGTAATTATGGAAGACGAACAATCTTGTAACTCATCTGCTATCAACACGATACGACGATTTTTCTTACCTTGAAGGCGTTTCTGTGCATCGTCCTTGTATTCATCGCCTGCCGCCAGAAGCATGATGGAGGAGGCATCGCTTACACCCGTCTTGGGATCGATGGTGGCCCCCTCTTCTTCGGATAGCTTGATGATATCCATGGATTCAATGAGCCTGCCTGATGCGATTCCGAGGTTTCGGGCTTCACGATACATCTTGACCAGTGCAGCCCAGATGCGCTGTTTGGCGTCGATCTTGCTCGTTGATACCACAATGACCATCGTGTTGATCGGGTCGCAGAACCAATTAACTAACGCAAATGCTGCCATTCCGTAGGATTTTCCTGAGTCGGT